AGATTGACTCCGAAATCGGGCGCACACCATTGCGCTCGTTTATCGAATACAACAAGCACAGAATGAGCAAGCGGTTAATTAACGTGCTGAATAAAGCCACGGCCAAATTTGATACCGTGGAAGACCTAACCGAGGGCAAATTATTGACCGTGCGAGGTTGTGGGCAACTAACCATTAGTGAGTTTAATCAGTTAATATCGGAGGTGCTATGATAGATGTGTGGTACTCACTTGATAAACTTGGCTTGATTGCCGAGTGGTCAGCAGATTGCAGCGAGTTAAATACGCAGCTATTAGATAAGATTTTAACGCACTTCGAGGGGCGCACGGATGTCCGCATCACAATGTCGGTAAAAAGTGTCAACCGCAGCCAAGGTGATGAGCATTGGACTGAACACGAATACTCCAACGTGAGTGATGATGCCAAGGCATTGCCGAACGAATTATTTACACAAATTATTAACCAATTTTATATTTAAAAAAATGAACACAATCACAGGTACAATTAGAGAAATCTACCAAACACAACAAGTAAACGACAACTTCGCCAAACGTGAGATAGTCGTAACCGTGGCCGACAAGTACCCACAACACATTACGGTGCAATTTACACAGGACAGGTGCCCAATGCTTGACAAGTACATGGTTGGCGATAACGTGACCGTGTGCTACAACCTACGTGGTAAGCAATACCAAGGCAAGGATGGAAGCGTAAAATACTTCAATAGCATTGAGGGATGGAAAATTGACAGGACAGAGAATGTGCCGTTAGATGCCAAAGGATTGAGTGATGATAATTTATTTTAATACTTGGAAGCTATGGAACTACAATTTTTCCCATTAGGTACTCATGGTCACAATCTCGATAAAATACTGAATGATAAAACGGCATTTGTAATTCGCAATGATGAATATGGCAGATTGTCAATATCTATTGAACCGTATAATATTGATATTGATGCCTGGGCAACTGTCGAAATTGATAAAAATCAAGCAAGATATTTGATTAATTACTTGACTGCTTATATTGCCGATACTGACATGATTGTTACAGACCCTAATAATGATTAACTAACCCCCTAAACAAACAAAACCTATGGAAACAAAAATGAGCAAAACAAAAGAAAACATTTCATTCGTTCGCAAATACATTTATGACAATTACAAAGTAGATGAAGTTATTGACTACCACGATATAGAAACTTATTTGCATAAATATAAATTGCACGGAATGACATTTTATTATTTAGTTTATTCTAAATGTTGTATTAAAATGACAAGAGGTAAGTATAAGATTACAACTAAAATGTTTACTATGGATGTTGATAAAATTATTGAATTGTCACAGGTTGTGCTTAAAGAAAAAAAGTACACACGTATTGCTAAAAACAAAAACAAAAAAACCATCACACCAAATTTATTTCAAACATCAACACAAAAGAAACAGGAAACACAAGCAGAAATTTTAACCGAGCAAATTTGTATTGATTTTTTAAAGAAACGAAACTACAAAATATCAAAGCAAGTTATTCAGTACGAAGAAATCTAACCCCCTAAAACAAACAAAAACCTATGAACACAAAAACACATTACAAAGTTTTACGCAACCCCAACTACATCGGTGGCTGGGATTTAATCGATGCCGACAAGACCGTAACCATCACAAAGGTCACAAAAGAAATGGTACACGATGGCAAGGGCGGTGAGTCCGAGTGCTGCACCATTCATTTTGCCGAGTGCAAGCCGATGGTGGCTAACGCTACTAACTTGAAGCGCATTGCAAAACTGCACAATTCGCCATTCATTGAGGAATGGATAGGCAAGCAGATAGTATTAACAACCGAGAAAGTGCGCGCATTTGGCGAAGTACACGATGCGGTGAGGGTATCAACCAAGCCAGCGACCAAGCCGACAATGACTGCCGACACGTTAGCCAAAGCCAAGGCGGCAATCGCTGCTGGTTCGGTTACGCTTGATGCGATTAAAAAGAAGTACACTTTAACTGCGGAAATGGAGGCCGAGTTGACAAATGGATAAGCTATTCAAAATACATTGCAGCCAAATCGGCAAGATAAGTGGCCACGTTGGATTAACAGATAATCAAACGATAAAGTTAAACGAATTAGTTGAGCGAAAAAAATTAGGAATTAAGCCACTAACTGCTAATATGGAACTTGAGTTAATTGACTTAATCGAAAAGAAAAACAATCCAAAGTTACCCGATACTTGCACAACCTATTTAAAGGAATGGTACGCAAATGACCGCGAGGAGATTAGAAACAAGTACATCGACAAGGGTAACATGGTTGAACTTGACCTTATCGACTTCATGGCCGAGCAGTTGAACCTCGGAATGGCCGAGAAGAACACCATCACGATGCACAATGAGTATGTTGTTGGAACGGCTGATGTTGTTACACGCGACACAATCATTGATGTCAAGGCCGCGTGGAGCATCAAGACCCTACACGATGCCGTTACGAGTGGTATTGATAAGGACTACGAGTGGCAAGGGCGCGGTTATATGATGCTATGGGATAAGCCGAATTTTGTGGTGTTTCACGGCCTGCTCAACACACCCGAAGAAGCTAACTACGGAGTTGAGGTCAGTTACGATGATATACCTGCTGACCAACGTTGGGTAGCGTATAAGGTGCAACGTGATGTTACCATTGAGCAACAGATAATACAGAGGGTGATTGAGTGCCGGGAGTGGTTGGAGCGGTATGATATAGCGGTGCGAAATTCGATAGGCCGCTTGCATACTTAAAATAAATTAGTATATTTGCAAAATTGTTACGGTTCGACATTAAAGTAACATAACCTTATTGACCCATTTAACCGAGTACAGAAGTCGAACCCTGTACAAAGTTAGATGGGTTTTATTTTTTATGAAAATATTTGTAATATCTACCCCAAACAAAAAAAGCAAAAGGCAGATAGTTTATGCCGAAGATTTTGCTCACGCAATCCAACTTGCAAAAAAAGCAGAAAATTATGTTTACACAGAAAAAGAATTGTACGATATGAATACAATTGACAATGAGGAAAATTTTAAAAATAAATTACACGCATTTTTTTACCCAATGTTTGAAGTACAACGTGAAGTAACAAGCGAATGTGGAAAAGCAAGAATTGATATGTTATTGACCGTACATGGTACGTATCATTTTGGTTTGGAATGTAAAAAAATTAACAAAAAGAAAGGCGAAGAAATTGGCGAGTATATTCAGCAAGCACACGAATATTCAAAATTAAAATGGAGGTACAGAAATGGTTTGTTTATTCAAGCACCAATATTTATTTGCCCGGCATTGTCTTATGATTATTTATTAATGAATGAAAAAACATTTGTAATTGATAACCAAACTTATCATCAAGACCGACACGATAAATTTCACAGGCATCACACCGTTAACGGAATGCTTGGTGTGTGGAACGTTGGCGAGGTTAGAAAAAATAAATTTGGGTTTCAGTTTTCAATGAATAACAAATCATTTTATGACTATCGCAGTTATAGGAATGACATATCAGCACAGGTACACGAAATCAACTACAACACCTACATCGAACGGCTATGCAATCAATAACATTCAACTACTACGATGCTGACATCAAGAGCAGCTTACCGCTTGGCAATGTTACGCTTGAATATTTTATAAACGCAATTCGCAATCCAAAGATAGACATTAAGCACATTTTTGAGCGCATACGAATAGCCGAGGAAGTTGGTGACATGGCAACAAAGCAAGCATTGAAATCAAAGCTATATTCATTTACTCCGTGCGTGTACGTTCAAGGCGCGCGCAAGTATGAGAATATTAAGCATTGGACTGGGTTGTTAGTGTTAGATTTTGACCACTTGGAAGTTGATTATGCGGTTGAGTTTAAGTCATACTTGTTTGATGAGTATAAATTCATTATTGCTGCATGGCTATCAGCATCACGGCATGGTGTGAGGGCATTAGTTAAGATACCGCAAGCGCAATCAGTTGATGAGTTTAAACAATACTTTGCAGCTATTGAAAGACACCTTAACTGCTATAATGGTTTTGATAAAGCACCTAAAAATTGTATTTTGCCCCTTTTTTTTTCATACGATGCTGAAATCTTACACCGTGATAACGCTCAAACTTGGGATGAAAAGTACATTGAACCGATACCGCCACCTGTTAAGCAGTATATTATCAATGACAAAACATCGGCAGTTGAACGCATCATTGCCAAGAAAATAAATATCATAGTTGATAGCGGACATCCTCAACTACGTGCCGCAGCGTATTTACTTGGAGGTTATGTGGGAGGAGGCCACATAGACCATTCGGATGCGGTAAGTATTATTCACAACTTAATTGAAAGCAACGCATATTTGAGCCAAAAAGCAAGTATTTACAAAAAAACTGCGGTACAAATGATAAACAAAGGAGTTAACCAACCAACTTATATTAAATAACATGAGCGAAAAATTTAAAAAACCCGAAGCAAACCCATTGCTTAACCCTGTTGACTACTTCAACTTTCACGGCTCATTCGTGTCAATATTTGATGGGGTAAAAAAAGTAAACATCAAGTCCGAAACTGAAATATGTTTGCAACACCCGGACAACCTCGACCCAAATGAACTGAATAAAGTCACGTTTACACTTAACAAAAACAATGTTGTTGAGGTGGTCAAAAAAAACGATTATCAACTTGCCGTGGGTGCGAAGTTGTCAAAGTTTATGTTGCTATCTGCCGTTAAATTCAAAGGTGATAATTTCGCAGCTATGTCATACGTTCACTTTACGCTGATGAAATCCGAAATACCTTACATTCGGGTCGGTACTGATTATTTTAAATTGATTGATAAAAAAGACCGATTTGGCTCACACAATCGACTGCTCAAACCTTGGAAGAAAGATGAAATCAAACAAGACCACGGAAAGCAATTGCTGAACATGATTTTTAAATTTGATGATTTCACTATTTACCCAGATAACATCACTTACAAACCTGTGCTTAACAACTGCTATAATTTATATGCAAAATTTGCACACGATAAAGCTATTGATGATATTGAACAAACTAACATTCCTGTTACAATGGGATTGATGAACCATATTTTTGGCGAACATTTAGAACACGGTTTGAAATATATGAAAATTTTGTATCAGTACCCGCGACAAATTGCACCTGTATTGGCACTTGTTTCTTCGGAGCGTGAAACAGGTAAGACCACATTTTTAAATTGGATACAGATGTTATTTGGCGAAAATTCAACACTTATTAACCCATCCGACTTAACATCGAATTTCAATGATGCTTACGCTACAAAGAATATTATAATGATTGATGAAACAACCATTGATAAGGTGCATGCTATCGAAAAATTAAAATCATTGGCAACGGCAAAAACAATATCGGTTTCTCAAAAGTTTGTGAGTCATTATTCCGTACCTTTTTACGGTAAAATTATTTTATGCACAAATAAAGAAAGTGATTTTATGCGTATAGATGAAGAAGAAATACGTTTTTGGGTGCGAAAAATTAAACCTATTACCGGGAAGAAAAACACCAACATCGAAAATGACCTTAAAAACGAAATACCAAAATTTATTAAATACTTATTGCAACTGCCTGAAATAGATTTTAGCAAATCGCGCATGGTATTCACCAAGGAAGAAATAATGACCGAGTCGTTAGAAATAGTTAAGGAAGAAAGCAAAAGCCAATTACGCAAAGAAATCGAATATCTATTTATTGATTGGTTTGCTAACAATGACAATATCGATATGGTTGAAGTAACGGCAAAGGACATTAAAGAAAAATGGTTTGGCACTAACAATCAAATTTCAATCAGTTACATCCGCAAAGTTTTAAAGGATGAAATGAAAATGGTCAATTTGGAAACAAAAAAGTACAAAGGGTTTCCAGATGCCAATTCGACTTCGCAAAAGACAGGATTGCCGTTTGTGTTCACAAATCCTTATCGAGTTTATAATGAGGATGTTAGGAAAAATAAGGCATCAATCGAGGATGCGGTTGATTTCTAAAAGTAATCTTACTAAAATTACTATTACTAACTAACTATATGATAATCAGCAAAGTAATAAATTCGCAAAAAGTGAACATAACTACGGTGTTTTTTCGCAATATAAGAAACGTGGGAGTTTTCCGTATTTCTTTATTACTATATATAATATATATATATATATATATATAATATAGTAGTAGCAAGGGTTTGCCGTGGTAATTTTTTAGTAATAAAGTCGGTAATAATTCGGTAATAATCCAAAAAGTAATTTTTCTTGACATTCAAAACAATGCTTATATTTGCAACCGATGACAATCAAAGACCTCAACACCTACCTATTTGAAATCAAGCGCAGGGACAACCCAAACTTCCCCGAGCATGCATTGGTTCCTGTTAAGCATTCGGACAAAACTGCAAACGGATTAGAAAAGGCCATTGTTGCTTTTCTGCAAGCAGAGGGATGGCAAGCCGAACGTATAAAGAACACAGGCCGATATGTTGATGAAAGCTATACCTATGTGAACGTTATGGGTCAAACACGCAAGGCGGGAACGGGGCGGTATATTAAAGGTACGGGAACGAATGGAAGCGCAGATTTATCGGCCACAATCAAAGGCCGAGCGGTCAAGGTGGAGGTTAAAATAGGCAAGGATAGGCAATCGGAAGTGCAGAAGAAGTATCAAGCGGACATTGAACGCGCTGGTGGTGTGTACGTGATTGCCAAGGATTTTGAAACGTGGCATGGGTGGTATGCTAAATTCATCGCAGGTTGATTTTATTTGCATCAGTCGATGATTTGTATTACCTTTGTCGCAAAATGCGTTTAAAAGCGAAATAAATGGCATACGGAAAGAAATCGGGTGGGGGTAGTCGCAAAGGCAGACCTAACCAAGCCACAATGAAAGCCAAAGAAATGATTAACACGGCCATCGATGGTCAGTTGTTACATTTTAATGACACGATGAACCAAATAAGAGAGGACAACCCAACGGATTGGGCAAAAATAATGGTGTCAATGTTCAAATTTGTGATGCCTGTTAAGTCCGATGTGAGTGGGGAAGTAACATTGTCAACGATAAAGGTAGTGCGTGAGTGAAATCCAAATCAAGTTACGCAAACGACACGCAAATCAGCAGCACATCATTGATACTGCCAAGCGTTTCAACGTGCTTAAGTGCGGTCGTAGGTTCGGCAAGACATCGTTGGCAGAGGAGTTAATCATTGAACCTGCATTGGATGGCTTCCCGGTAGCGTACTATGCACCGACCTACAAAGATTTAGAAGAGTTTTGGAACATAATCAAGCACATTGTACACGATGTCATCAAGTCCAAGTCCGAGCAGTTGAAACAAATCCGATTGATAACCGATGGTGTTATTGATATGTGGTCAATGGATGACCCCGATAGTGGTCGAGGCCGTAAGTATAAGCGTGTTGTGATTGATGAGTGCGAGAAAGCGAGCCACTTACAGACCGCTTGGAATGGAACGATAAGGGCAACGCTAACCGATTTCAAAGGTGATGCGTGGTTTCTTTCGACACCGCAGTTTGGCAAGACCTATTTCAAAGAGTTGCACCAAAGAGCAACCGTTGACAAGTTCATACACGAATGGCAGTCGTGGAAGTTCAGCACCTATGACAACCCATTCATAGACCCCGATGAGATTGAAAGCGCAAAGCTAACAACCGACCCATTGTTTTTCCTGTGCGAGTACATGGCCGAGGATGTGAGCATTGGTTCAATGTTGTGGGCATACGCTTACGAGCCGAGTAAACACTTGGCCGAGTTCGACCTCAACCCAGCGCGCGAAACGATACTATCGTTCGACTTCAACCGCAACCCGATGACCTGCTCTGTTGTTCAAACGGATAGGTTCAACTCGATTGATGTGTACGAAACCATCAAGATACCCAACTCCGACATTTACCAAATGTGCGAATACATCAAGACCGTTTACGGCAACCGCTTGTACATCGTTACAGGGGATGCATCGGGCAAGTCGGGCAGCGCAATGGTAGCCGATAACCTTAACTACTACAAGATTATTGCAACACAACTCAACTTGAATATGCGACAATTCCAAGTGCCGACTATCAACCCAAAGATAGCCGAGAATAGAGTGCTTGTCAACTCGTTATTGAGCCGTGGCAATGTACGATTGAATAAACACAAGACCAAAGCACTTCAATTCGATTTAGAAAACGTTTCGGTGTTGGCTGATGGCACATTGAAAAAGCAAGACCGTAACGACCCAGCACAACAAGCCGATGCGCTCGACACGTTTCGATATGCTTGCAACGTATTTTTGAATAATTTTATTACAACGTAAACAAAAATTACTACATTTGCAAAGATGTATTCCGTTATAATACCGACAATGTGGCGCAGCACGAACGCTGCGATTGATTAGCGACCTCGTTCAATGCAGTCGTGTTGGCGAAGTCATCATCATTGACAACAATAACGGTCAAATAGCCGAGGGTGGTAAAGTTAAAATCATTTCAAATGGGCAAAACAATTACGTTAATCCGAGTTGGAATATGGGAGTATACGCTGCTACCTATCCATTTATCGCGCTTTGCAACGATGATATCAATTTCAATGCCAGCAAGATGTTTGAATTAGAACCCGATTACGGTGACATTTTCGGCATCGGGTCGGCTTGTTATGAAACAGAAATTGAGTTGGACTACCCATCGGTTTCACACACGCACTCACGCAGTCACGGATGGGGATGTTTGATGCTTATGCGCAATGAGGACTACCCACCAATCCCGAATGAGTTAAGGGTATCTTACGGTGATGATTGGTTGTTCAAGAAACTACCGAACCGCTACAACATCAACGGCATAAGAGTAAACACCGAAATGAGTACAACATCACGCGAGGCAGAGTTCATAGCCATTGCGGAACAAGATAGCAAAATATGGCACACGCTGAACAAATAGAATGGTGCGAGTTGGTTAAGGTCGCGCATCCCGAATACTTCCACGGTGTTACCGTGTTGGATGTCGGGAGTTTAGATATCAACGGCAACAATCGTTACTTATTTGAGCAATGCGACTACACAGGCATCGACATAGGGAAAGGTGCAAACGTTGATGAGGTGTGCAGCGGTCACGAGTATAAGACCAAGACCAAGTTCGATGTTGTGATTTCAACTGAGTGCTTTGAACACGATAGCCACTATGGTGATACGTTGAGAAACATTTGCAACAAGCTATTAAAGAAAGGCGGTTTGTTTATATTCACGTGCGCCACCGAGGGGAGACCAGAACACGGCACGAAGCGCACATCACCCAAAGATAGTCCATTTACAACCGATTATTACAAGAACCTAACCGAAGCCGACATACGTGCAGAGGTTGACATTGATAAGATATTTACTCAATACAAGTTCAAGGCACGCACAACGTTCCCACAAGATTTGTATTTTTATGGCATCAAAAAATGATTTGCTCAACACATTACACGCAGTCAGTAAGCGGTTGCGTAAGCGACCTCAACTTCTCAATACCGGGCATAACCTCGGCAGATGATTGGCACGTTAAGTTCACTTTTCAATCGGGCGCATCTGTGCAACAACCGATAATATTCAATGGGTACACTAATGAGTTTACCATCAGCAATGAGAACCATTGGCACGTAGGCACAGGCGAGGTAGTGTTTGAGTTCTACAACGATGCAACCAACTGCGCACCGTTTGAGTTCACTCATTGCGATGCTACCTACAACGGCATCAACATCAACTTCACAAATATTCAAACCGAAACCGACTATGTTAGTATTCCCTGCACTTGCGCTGAATAGCTTAATTATTATGGGCATTCACGTGCTTACTCGACACGGTATGCTCCTACAACCATTCGTTAACGATGATTGGAATGAGTACATACGCAAACCACTATACGACTGCCCACCGTGTATGTCATCGGTGTGGGGTGTATTGGGTTGGCTTTACTTTGCACCCGACTTCAATGTTATTCTTTATTTACTTGCGTTGTGCGGTCTTAACGGCTTGCTATCTGCGATATTTTACTTGACATGGGAACACACGAGCGAATAATTACCGAAGCAGGTTGGCAATTCAAGCGTGAGAGTTGCGGATGTGGTGGCGCAGAAAAGAAGCGCACCTACATCAAGGGCAGCGACATATTAATTTACTATACACGAACAAAAAAAATAACCGTAAACAATGTTGTTAAAACTATTCAAGAAATCGAAGCCAACCTATAAAGCCGACTATCCTTTGGAGTATGCGTTCACCTGCAATGGTGTTGAATACTTTGAGTTTGTCGACAAAAACAATCTACCTTACGAGCGTGGTTTGGAAGCGTTAACATTCTACCAAGAAATGCAGAACGGTGTCACAAACGACTACTTAAAGGCATACAAT